AGGCCGCCTAAAAAAAAAAAAAAAAGCCCCACAATTGTTAAATCATGGGGCATATATTATTGCGTTAATCGAGCTGCACTACCCTCAATCTTACCAAAAGACAAACAAACTCTTTCTATAAAATTTCTAGGTTGAATTTTAGATGTTCCATTATTCACATAGAAAATATAATTTTCATCATTTTCTAAAGATAATTTTTCGTTCTTAACTAATAATTTCCAAGAAGATTTTGCTTCTCCGGTATCAACAGGTGTAGCTAGCTTCATTGAAGTTAAAATATCATTTTTGTCTTCTAAAAGTTCTGTTAAAACTTCTTTCTTTACTAGTTTTTCTAAATCTTTTCTTTTGAAAGTAATACTTGCTTTAATCATTTAAAAAGTCTACCTTCTCAGTAAATAGATGTTTGAACCTATCAACAAAACGATTGCTGACTGTATTAACTTTCTCTTGTTGTTTGTTGTATTGATGTCGTATAACTCGTAAAGAATCAAACAAGTCTTCAGGTTTTACCTTATCTCCTGCCATAGACATAGTGATAACAGCTGCTCTACGATCTGCTCTCCACTCTGGAGGAAATCTATCGAAAAATTCAAACCAACCTAAAACCTCATCGTAAGGTAATGACTTTATTTCACTTACACTTTTCTTTAAATGATAAGCTATTTCATAGTAGCCTACTTCTTCTTCGCTGAGTCGTTTCCCTCTACTTTAGAAGTATCTAACCCTGAAAACTTTAAAATTTCTTCCGTAAGGCGTGAGAGGTCTTCTAATGGAAAAGTTTTTAGCTCTTCATCAGAGATATCTTCTGCACCTTTAACAGTTTTTTTAATTAAATAAAATTGAATAGCAAAACCTGAGTCAGCAGTTTGCGTTTCTTTATCATCTTGTGGAACTACTGATTTAACATAAGTCTGGAAATCAAGAACTTCTTGTGCAGAAAGTTTCCTAATCTCAACAGAATTTTTTTGACCCATAAAATCGTAAGTTTTAACTGGAAGTTTTGAATTTAATAGATGTTTCATTCTTTATCTCCTAGAATATTTTCATTATTTTCGCGAATTGACTCAATCATAGCGTTCAATTTACCAAGATTAGCAAGAGTAGTCATTACTTCTTGAAGTTTTTCTGGTTGATCTTGAAACTCAGGTAGTCTTGCGATTGTTTTTTGCGTAGAAATAGCTACACTTGATTGCATATGTTTTAATGTCTCTTTTACGACATAACTATTTGAAAATGGTTTATTCATGTATATACCTATGTAAAGGTTGGCCCCCGAAGGGGCCTTCCTAAATTAGCTTGTAGCAGTTACAGTGTAAGGACCATAGAAGTCTGACTGAATAGAAAGAGCTACAGTAGCAGTTGATGCGTCATCACGAGCAGGGTTAACGAGTAGTGATTCGATTTTACCTACGAAGTAAATGAGTGCGTTTGGAACTGGAGCAGCAAGAGTACCACCAACGCCAGCAGTTACAGCAGTAGTTAGTGCTGGGGGCTTAGCAGGAAGTAGCGCGAATTGGAATACCTTTGCAATACCATCAGCGACTGCATCGCCTAGTGTACCAGTAGTAGCAAAAGAAGCGTTAGCCTTTGCCCACTCTGAAGGTACATAGTTAATCGTTAGTTCTAGGTCAGGAGCGTCTGACTGAGCACCGATAGACTGGGTCTGAGCTTGACCATAAACAGGAACTTTAACGATGTTAGCAGGAGTACCGAAGCTAGGCATGTCGCGAATGTTTTCAATTTCTGCGAAGTCTGCAGCAGTAGCAAAGTTTGCTTTAAGATTGCTCTCAGTAAGAGAGGTTGGGACAGCATCACGAGAAACAGCAAGAGCTGAGAACTGTGCAGCTGAGATTGAAGTTGGGAAAGCCATTAGTTATTCTCCATAGTAAGAAAAAGGAACAGAATAATCTGCTCTTGAAAGAGTTGAGTCATCGGGATCTGGTCCAATGAACTGTAAAGAGCTTACATTAGTTTGAATACCGTAAGCTAAAAATTTATTTTGGAACACAAGATCTAAAGAGTTAGCAATTGTAGTAGGTTCTTTTTGACCACTACCAGCAGGGTAATAAATACTTACAATGACGAGACCAGTAACTAATTTGTTATCTCTATAGGCAAATTGATTTGCTTTTCCGGTTACAATATTAAGCTTCAAAAAAGGAACGGCAGAGATTGTTCCTCGGTAATCAGCCGGATAAACGGGCAAATTTGCTAGTAAGTTATTTTGTGGTAACGAATAAAAAGTGTCTATGATATCTTCAAACATCAAACACTCCTTACTGTTAATTGCGTAATTCCTGGATAAGTCTCAAGTTTTTCAAAACGGTAAGTCTTGTTTCCAAAACTAATAGTTGAATAACGAGAACCATCTAGATCTCTAGTTCTAATAACTAATTCCTTTACGATATTTAAATCTTTGTCTAACACAGAACTAACTTCGATAAATTCTACTGAGTAGGGTTGTTCATCAGAAATTAAAGTACCTGTGCCGAAATTAAATCCTATAGCTGTTTCTTCAAGAAGAACACCTAACTGTACTAAGTCACCAGCAGCTTGAAAAGCTTGATCAACTGCAGATTCTACTGTTTGTAGTAGGCTCATTAGTTTGACCTCCACCAGCCCCCTGCAGCAGTGTAACCTTGGCTAAAGATTAAAGGAGCAATAAGCTTATTAATCTCAGCAGGTACTAAAGGAACTTGAGGAGAAGAACTACGACCAGCATCGGTATTAGACAAGCTAATAGGTCCGATTGAAATAGAGTCATAGGTTGTCTCATAACCTTTAATTACTGTTGGGTGTTTTACTAAGTGAAGTGCTAGATAAGCTACAGCTTTTTCTAGACGAATAGGAATCTCTCCTTGTTCAACAGGAACATGAAGAGAAAGTACAGGATCAAAGAAACTAAGTTTAGCTCTAGGCCAAGCAAGAGACTGAGACGACGTTACCGCCGTCCCAATCCATTCATTTTGGTCCAGAATTCGAGTTGCATCAACTAGCGCCTGTTCTTGAGCATCTGTATCTGCAGCTTCCCAAAAAGGGTTGTCTGCAAGATAATCGTCAGCAGACTCTAAGTAAGAGTTTTCAAATAAAATTAGCGCCATGATGCTTCCTAACTTAAGCGTGTAGGATGGGGAGAATACCTAGGTTTAGTGGATCCATAGTACGGGTCCATGAACCAGCGGCCCCTAGGGTTGCATTGGTAGCGAAGTTGTTGGTTGCACCAACCCAGTCGTAGCCCATTGGATGAGCAACGAAGCCATAGCGATACCAGATGTTGGTTGAACCACCACCAGCATAGCTAGCAGGATTACGATCAACTTCGGTAGCGACTGGCATTGGGATTTCGCGGAAAGCAACTGAACCAGGCTTGACAAGGAAGGTTGTCTTGGTTGACTGGTCGTTAACGTTAGCTGAAGCAGCAAGGTTGCCTTGAGCAGCACGAGTTAGGACTAGACGGAACTTACCACCGAAGATGGTTTGGAAGTCTAGGTTACCGTCACGAACACGGTCTTGGTCGATTAGGTTAGCTGCACGAAGGTCAGCAAGAACTTCAGGTGAAGTTACCATATAGACGAAGTCTGGTTCGTAGTCCTTGTAGAACATACCCATAGCACGGAATAGACGCTCACCACGAGCAGCACCGATTTCTGAGGAGTCAACTAGCTTGCGAGCATCGCCAGCGCCAGTAGCAGCAGCGCCGAAAGCACCAGCAGCGTTAACGTCAACGAAAGCACCAACTGAGCCTGAAGGAACAGTGTCGAAGCCGACAATACCAGCACCAAGAGCAACTTCAGAAGCAGCAACGCCCTTCATGATGTTTAGAACAGCGTTATGCTCGTCCTGAGCACGTGACTGAGCGAAGTTACGAGCGAAGAAAGCTAGGCCGTCCTGCTGTGAGATGATGCGCTGTAGGTTAACCTGTTCAGCACCGATGGTGCGAGCATTCTTAACATAGTTAGCAATGTCGGTTGAAATTGAAGAATAAGTACCATCAGTAGCAGTGGTTAGTGAAGCATTGTTGATGGTAGCTGATAGCGGTTTGTACCAGCGTAGCTGACCAGCGAAGCCTTCACCTGATGGGTCTAGTTCGGTTGAAGCTGCGACCATACCAGTTGAGTTAATACGCTTTTCTTCGGTCCAGCGCTCTTCTGCATAAGCAGAGATAGCAACTGCTACGTTCTGAAAGTTAAGATGATTAATAGCCATTTTGTTGTACCTTTTTTAGATTATTGGTGACTTAGAAAGTCACTGTTCCGAGTTTACCTGATTCAGCAAGAGCAAGTAGCTCTTCAGTAGTCATGCCAGAGAGAGTCTTTGGACGTGACATTGAAGCAGAGTTCTTGTTCGAGTTTGAGCCAGCACCTGAGTTTTCTTTAGGTTTAAAGAGAAAATCCTTATTAGGATCTTTAGAAAAAGCCTTGAGATAGTCATTAATACTAGCGCCAGACTTGTGAACCCATGAGCCGTCCTCGTCTTGGACAAGTTCAGGGAGAATAGTTTTGAAAGCAGTTTCACGTGCGAAGTCGTTACGGAACTCGAGAGAGCCTAAGTGCTTCTCTAGCTCACGATCTCGAGTAACAGAAGTAAGTTTATCCTGCAGAATTTTCTTTTCTTCTTCTAGTTCAGCAAGTTTGAGTTTTGCAACTTCGTAATGCTTGCCTTCGTCTTCGAGTTGTTTACGTTGCTTATCTTGAGCTTCTGCTTTGAGACGAGCATTTTCACGTGCTAGCTCTTCAGCTTTTTTATAGGCTTTGTCAACATTGCCCTTCATTTGTTTAAGCTCGTCAGCCACCAATTGTTTTAGTAGAGCTTGATGCTCATCAGCAAGAGAGGCTTTCCGCTGGGAAAGGTCTTGTTGATTGGTGTCATTATCGTCTTCATTATCATTGACAGTATTATCGTCGTTTTGATCAGCCATAGTTATA